GCCCGTAGCAGAGCTGCTCCAAGTGACCGGACTGTCATAGACATTAAGGTCTTGCCTGAAGCAATCTCGCTTTGAGCCCCAAGTGGTGTACGGTTTCGTCACCGTAAGCCCGTACCATGCGGACCCTGAATTCAGGAACTCTCCGACTGATACGAACCAATCAACCACGAATGAGAAAGGGATAAGTTCCCAAACAACAATCGCTGGGTTGGCTAGCCCAAGGTTGTTGGCGAGATAAAGGTTCGGATTATTAATCGTCACCTCGCACCCCATTGTGCAGAAATCAGTCCCCGTAACCGTTCTCCGAGTGTAGATCAGAGCAGGATTGCTCGTGATCAACTGCACGAAGGCCACGTTGAACCCTTTTGAGGTCTTCACGTGGACGGCTTTGATCGGGGTCTGAAGCAGGTCGATGGACGCATAGATGTCGTTGATCAAGGGTTTCCACCCAAATGACCACTCTAACCACGTATCGGCTAACCTCTTATGGAGGGGCCGATGTGGCCTCTTGGACGAATATCCAAGTGCGTCCATCATCTCGAACGGGTTCCTTCGCAGGAGTGCCCGAGTAAATCGAGAGACCTGTTGCAATCTCCGGATCATCATTTCCAGAGATTGGCTATATTCCGCGAGATTCACTGCCCAAAGAGCCTGATCAGAGACCTTTCCCCGAAGGGTCGAGTTCGCGCTATTGATAGCGTACTGATATGAGCTCCGACTATTCGACAACCAATTGCCGAACATATCGCTTTCCCCATCATGGAACCCTGTTCGGGTTGACTTGATGATTCGGCGACTCCACCCCGTATACGGGAGTGGACGGTCGATAGGCTGACTTTGCCGATAGCGGTTTTGCTTCTTTTGGTAAAGAGAGCTAGACGTGCCTACGGTAATCAGCGTCGGACCGGTTGTGGGTAGTGCCATGGTGATGAAATCCAAGGAGGAGAGTTATGTATTCCTCCCCCCAACTACTATTCTTGAATAGTAGAACGCGCTTCGAGAGAAGGACCAGCTTGTTAAGCTGATCTGTTTCGGAACAGCCCGCACATCGTCGATGATGCGCCGAAACACGAGAGCTGCGACTTTCTAAAAGGTCGCTAAGGGATAAGAAATTCCCGCTCTGAAGATGCCCCGTGA